GTTGCCATTGTTTACCTTAACACTTACACCGATCACCTCAAAGCGAGGGTCACGGATGTAAGATTCGGTTGTCATCTTGCGTAGTGAAAAGTCTTTGTCATAATACGTTTCAAAGTCTACGGTTATTAAATCCATTTACTTATCCTGTGAATGCAGGAAAGCTATCTTTATGTCTTCATCCTTACGCAGTGCGTGGTACTCAAGCTGTACCTTGGCGGAGTTAATCATCTTCCCTGCTAGGTTAGCAAGTTCTGAAGCGGCCTTCACTTCTATCCCCCCTGTACGTAGGTCATCAAATACTTCCGATAAGTTTGCTCGTAGTTCGTTTACAGTCTTCATAACATTTTCCTTGCTTGTCGTAGTAGTTTAAGTTGCAATCGTTTTGTTTCTATAAGCTCTTTAGGTATATCACTTGCTTTGAGTGCACTTGAGTTGCGGCGCAAAACGCTAACAACATATTCGTCTGCTAACTCTCTGATAGGCTGTTTTCCTTTCTCCTGCTGTACAACCGAACGATTTGCCCAATGCTCTCTGATATATTGTTTTCTAGTCTCTCGTTGTTCAGGTGTACGATTAGCTTGATACCCTTTGTTGTACTGCTTTATAGCCTCTAGTTGTTCAGGTGTACGATTAGCGTTCCACTCTTTTAGGTACTGCTTTCTAGCTTCCCGCTGTTCAGGTGTAAAGTTATCTTTATACTCTTTTAGGTACTGCTTTTTAGCCTCAACCTGTTCGGGTGTACGGTTTGCTTTCCACTTTCTTGCTTGTTTCTTTGCAGACTCAACCTGTTCAGGTGAACGGTTTGCACGCCACTCTTTCCTACGTTGTTTTATAGCTTCCCGCTGTTCAGGTGTACGGTTTGCCGTACGTTTTCTTTCATTTCGGTTTTTAACCTCCTTCTTTTCAGGGGTAAGATTAGCGCGATACTTTTTCAGGTATTCCCGCTGATCTCTGTGTGCCATAGCTTACCCCTCCACACTTGCTATTAACTTGTTAAGGTACCACTGCGCTTTCTTCAAGTCCTCTAACGACTTATCCTTACGCTCGTATCTCCAAAGGTACTTCAGTGCCGCACCTTTGCAATAACCCTTAAA